TTGAAGTTTTATTTGACTAATATATAGTGTGTTATTAACCTAATATTACCTAATATATAATGAATTCTACTAAAATAACTACTAAAATCAATAAATCTCAATTATTCTATGGATATAGAAGACAAAAACAAGAGATTGCTGAATTAAAAAAGCGACTCAAAAAGAAGGACGAGTTTTGGTTGAAATCTATGGCGAATGTATTTAAATTAGAAAAAGAAATCAAACACAAGAACAAGTTATTCGAAAAATGGGGAGAAGAAAATAAAAAATTAAAAGAACTTAATATAAAATTAGGCGAAAGAAATAAAGAATATGATGCAAAAATCGAAGAAATCGGAAATGCTTGTTTGAAAGGTCGTTACGTTATTGAATACCAACAGAAAATTATTGGATATTTGGAAGAAGAAAATGAAAAATTGAAACAAAACAATCCTAAAAAAAGATAAGCAATAACATCATGAATTCAATCAAAACATTCAAAGCATTATCTATTGTTGCAAATGTGGAACAAGGAGAATTAATTAAAAGATTAATAAAAGAAAATAAAAAAATGAAATTAGAATTAAAATATAGAAAAGAAATTAATGGTATAGCATTTTATTGTGAGAATTGTGGTGAAATGTTTTATACTAAAGAATTCAATTCTTATCCTCTAAAAAAATACGAGCATGGAACTTGGTATATAGATGATAACGAAGAATACGATATATTTTGTAGAGAATGTTGAACAAATTGCGGAACTAACCTTTATAATGATTATCTTTTCGTTGAGTTCCATAAATATTAACTAACATATTTTCTTGTGCTTTTTGAATATTTGTTAATTTTCCAAAACATTTTTCGCCACAAAAACCTAAATAGGACATTAAATAATGTTCCATTTTTTTTGATTTTTTATAATGTGATTTTTCTTCATATTTTTTATCGCACATTCTGCAAAGATGATATTCCATTTATAATATAATAGTTATATTATTTTTTCATTTCCACAACATTATGATTAAAATACAATATCATGAGGTAAATTCATTTTCCAACAATAATAAAAGCAGTCAAAATTACAGGCATTTTTCCATTTTTCAGGTTTTTTACCATCAACTAATTTTATAAAATGAATTCTTTTTTTTGGAATAATAATTTGAATATTTTCATCAAAAAATAATTTTCTAAAATATTGAGTTGTTATTTTAGATGTTGGTAAAATCAATATAAATGGTTTATTTAATAATTTTAATCTTGTTAAAACTTCTTTAGATTTTGAAAATGGTGGATTACTTACAACTATCTCTCCAATATCATTTTGAAAGAAGTCGATATCTTGATGTATTGTTCTTGTAAAACCTAATTCTGTTAAATATTTTCCACTTTCTCCATCTCCATAAAATGCTTCCCAGATAACTTTATCTTTTGGAATGTAATCTTTAATATTCTCCCAAGCAGATTTTGGGGTCATATAATCATCATGTTTAATGAATGTTTTTGTGTGAAATCCCGCCATAATATATATATTATTACTATTTTTTTCATGAAAATTGAACTAAAATAAAGATTCTTAATGATAGACAATAACATCATGAATTCAGTAAAAGCATACAAAGCATTATCCGTAGTGGCGAATGTGGAACAGGGAGAATTAATCAAAAGATTAATTAAAGAAAAAATAAAAGACGACGAAAGAAAAATAAAAGACGACGAAAGAAAAATAAAAGACGACGAAAGAAAAAGTGATGATTTCGAAAAAGCATTAGCATTTGCAAAATATATTAGAAAATTAGAAAATATGTTATTACAAGCAGTTTATGATGAAGTGAAACCTTTGGACTTTAATGGAGATATTGAAGAGTATCATAATTGGAGGGACCAGACCTTCGAAGAAATTGAATTAGATACGCTGACGAGTTTGCGATTTGATTTAGATTGGGAGATTGAGGAGTTTATTGATTACGACAGAAATTATCGTAGAGTGGGTGGAACGAACTTTATTGATGACTAAAGTGTCTAAATGTCTAAAATAATTTACTTTTCAAATCATAAATCCCTATATGATTTACAGGTCGTATCGAGTTATATTTATTTAAAAAAAGTTTAGACATTTAGACATTTAGACATTTAGACACAATATATATATTACCATAATATTTTATTACCATAATACCCTCTCGTTCCATGATATTATTCTTCTTTCTTTTCTTTATAATTAGGACCAGGTGCTCTCGGTGTTGGTCGATTAGGTGAATTTTCAGGTGTTGCTGTTCTTTCTTCTACTCCCCCTCTAATTTCAAAATCATTTAACTCGTCAGCATATCGTTCAAGTGCTCCAGGGTTCATTTCATTAATTGTGCGAAATAATGTTCTACCTGCTCTTTCATTCTCTCTATCCTTCTGTAAAGTATCTTCCCTATATTTTTCAAAATATGCAAAAGTAGGTTGAAAAAATTCCTCTTTTACTTCTTTCGTTTCACCTCGCATCGTAAAAGTCATGCCCTGCGGTTCAGGTTCTCTCATTCTATTATATCTTCCAGAAGGCATATTATTTATCATTCCAAATAATTGCGGTTGAACCCACTCTCCAGCAGGGTCACTCAAATTTATTCGATTTCCTGCTCTAATTGCTTGATTTAATAAAGTAACTCCAGTATCAAGCAAATTAGCATTTTGTAAATACAATTCTTTCATTAAGTTTATATCTGTTCCTTCACCTTGTCCATCACTCTCTTTGTATTCATCTTCTTTTGCTTCAATAAATGCATTAGTAGTTAAATATTGCGTCATGATATTTGTTAATGCATTTAAAGTTTGACCACCATTTTCGTTAAATCCTAACAAACCTAATTCGTTAGTTACCAAACCTTCTCCGTAATATCCTACTTGCTCACCGGTCAAAGGATTAATTACAATAGAATTTATCATATCTGCTAATTGTTCGCTTTGTGTTTCTGCATCTGCTCCATCTTGTTGTAATGCTATTATTGCTTCTAATCCACCTACCTTTATTAATTGTTTGCTTAAATATCCTATTATATTATAACTTAAATTTCCAATACCAACATCATCGTTTGTTATGAATCCACCTGTGTTTTCTGGATTTCTTGCGGTGCTCATACCCGCTTGAGCAACTGGGTTCGCCATACCTATTTGTCCTGTTGCTGGGTCTTTAACTAATTCTATTGGAAATGTTTGCATTAATCTTGTTATGGTAAATGCTACAGCACTTTGAACTTCTGCTTCTGTTGGTGTTATATTTGGGTTATTTGCAATTGAAATCATAGTTGCCTCTAAATCTTGTGCTAATTGAGCACCTGCTACAATATCTCCATTCATGCCTGCACCTTCTAATATTTGACCCAATAAACCTTGTTGATAAGAAGGCAAATTAATACCCGGTGTTCCTGTTCCTGTTCCTGTTCCTGTTCCTATAGAACCACCTCCTTTACTTCCTTGTTTATCAGTATTACTTACGATTTGATTTAATAATTTTTCTGTTTCTGTTTCTGCTGGTTTGGCGATTGGTAGTGGATTACCAAGAGCATCTGTTGTTGGTGGAAGTATTACAATATCTCTCTGAATTTTATAAATTATTGTAGAATTATTAGAACATTTTTGTAATCTACCGGTGATTGGGTCCCGGAACGCAGTATTTACTAAACTTAATGTTCTATCTTGATTTGCAGTATGAGTATATGATGACCCATATCCATATATAAATGATGATGCTTGATAATTTTTCATCAGATAAAATAATACATTCTGCTGTGTTTTTCCTGAACGATAATTTGTAGAACATATATCACTTTCAATTAATAAAAATGGAGATGTGGAGAGAATAGGAGGTGCAGATGCAGTTAATGATTGATTGATGAGTGCTAAAGTAATACTTTCATTACTTAAAAATCCATTACTATACATGGGAATACCATTTGTTGCTACACCAGAAGGGTCTAATGTAAAATATGTATTCATAGCAGGGTCTATACTATTATTTACCGCATTACATAATATTAATGGTTTTGTTCCTCTTGCAATTTTATCAGGTCTTGTTTGATTAAAAGTTGTAGGATTAAATCGATTTTTCTGTTGTCCATATGCTGGTAATAATTCCCTATGTGATTGAAATCCTAATCTTGCAAATAAACTTCCGTCCCAATTCGATTTATCTGCCTCTATGCAATTATGAATAATTTTTTGCCTATTAATATCTGTTTGTCCCCAATATGATATTTGATTTGCAGTATCATCGATAGTTCTTCCATCAGCACTATTATTCCAATAACAACTCAAATTAATATTATTAGGCGGTTCGTAACTCTCCGGACATAACCATACCTTATAAATTCCTACTCCTGATATTTCTGCTCTTACACCTGAATTTTTTACAGGTTTCGATGTTGTTGTATTATTTCTATCATCTGATTCTGTATTTCTTGAAAATACCGCATCTTCTGTTGCACTATTTATTATACCTGCCTTTTCCCCAGTAACTGCTGATGCATTAATAGGAGGAACACCGGTAGCAGGTGGAACATAAGGAATACTCTTTTGATTAAGTATATTATCCTCTTGTAATTGAACAAATTCTACCCTACCTTTATCTTGAGCATATTGGAATGTAGGTTGTGTTGCACCTACCCAAACATAATTCACTTTATTATGTTCCAAACCCAAATTTGGTTTAATTGTTTCTCCACCCGCAACTACTGCTTTATATTTGAATACTGATAATATGCATTGCTCGAATAAAAACATAAATGGTGCTGGTGGGTCTTCTCGTAAATAACCCAGATTGTATGCTCCAGGTTCGCCTAATCCTTGCACTTGAAAAAGACCAATCCCTAAATTTTTATACGGGTTTGCTGGAACAAAAGGTTGAATACCAGTTCCCGATGTTAAAACCCATGTATTATCTGTTGCATTTATTAATGGATTTTTATATAATCCATTAAATTTCGCATATCCCGGTAATCCATCTTTTGTCCATTGTGGATTTGTTGATGATATAAATTTATAATCTGTTGGTGTTGAATTAGTATTAGTGAATAAACTCGATTGTTCCCATTCAATAGTCGAAGATTCATTAAATAATAATCCACCTATGCATTCTAATTTACATCTAAAAGCAGTATCACCCGGTGCTATATAAGGTGACGTCATAAAATTAGTTTGAAAATTCCATTCTGTAGGTAAAGACCCTGCTGGAGGAGCAGGTTGCGTATATGCATCTGCTTGTGCTAATGGTGCTTGAAAAGTAATATCTGTTTCTACTTGTAAAGTATCTTGAACACCTATTTTTTCCCAAGAACCTCCCGTTACTTTAGTGCTTGATAATGGTGTTTCTCTTTTTACTTGGTCATTATTCATAGGACATATTCCATGATTATCATAAAATGAATTTGAAATGCCCAAAGTATTACCCCAACATATAGAACCAAAATTAATTGTCGCCATTCTATCAACATCTGGAGTATAATCACAACCTATCATTATTGCCGATAATACTTGCGTATATCCTCCTCCTAATGTATAAATATACGGATAAAATCCCAAATCTAAACTTTCCATAAATGTCGTATCTATTTTATAATCAGGGTCTAATGGTTCATTTGCTCTTCTAAAACCATCATCTAATATATCTATTAATGATGGAGGATTTGTATCTTTTATTACCGCACCTTGAAAATTAATTGCATCATTTATAAAATTTTTATTAAATCGACTTTTCATTTTTAATCTTCCCAATTCTTTCAATATTCGAAATTTCTCATTTTCATCAATGTTCGAAGTAGCAGATGCACCAGCAAATATTTCATGCGTTGTTGTTGGACAAATTAATGTTCTCACACTATCTACACCTCCATATACTGCTGGTCGATAATCGGCATTTTGATTGTCCGCATCAGGCAAAGGTAATCCTAATGCTGTCCCATTTATAGGGTCTGCTGTTAGCATAGAAGTAGGTGCAGGAACATTTAACCAATCATAAACAAATGCTCTATTTTCTTGATATTCTGGTTCTGGAACAGGAATAACAGGAACAGGAGGTGCAGTTGGTGGATAATCAGGTGCTGTGAGCGGTGGGTTGTGTTTTGGTCCGCCTTTAAATGTTCTTAATTGTGCGGTTGTTCTATCATCAGTCATACCTACATCACCATCAAATATCCAATTTACTATATCTAATAATTGTCTTTTATAATCAGAAGGAGCAGAATTCGATGTATTATAATATGTTTCATAATTTCTCATTGCTTTTGCAAAATCTTTCCATTTTTGACGTAATATTTGTTGTTCTGCCGTATCATATTCTTCTTCCAATAAAGCAGGAAAAGGTATATTCAAATATATTAATTGATTTTCGAATAATTGATTGCACATAAGGTCTTTGGGTTTTGCATTACTAAAATTTTGTAATGGAGGATTATCATAAAGATTTGCAAATTGTGGTTGTTTAAAATCTAATTTTTTATATGTTAATTGATTATTCAATATAATACATTTTCCTACTTGCCTTTGAATTGCATTATCTCCCCCTCCACCCGGAACACTTTCTATACCATCACAATCATATACCGGTAATTTCGACCATCTATCCCCTAATTGATATTTATATAAATCTGCCGTTGCAAAATTTCCATAAATTGGATTTGCCCAACCTTGCATGTTTATTTCATGTAATCTCTGCGTTTTCGTAGTCACTAATGCTGATGTATATGTATAATATTCTGGAACACCAGGTGTCCCAGGAACTGCTGGGTAATTTACTATTAAATCCGGAACTGGAGTAAAAAATCCCGGAACTGCTGGAACTGCCGGTGTTACTACTTGTCTTGCAACCAAAATATCCCAACCAGATTCTGTCGAACTTCCATCTGATTTAAAGTAAAAACGCACAAATCTTGCATCAATTTCAAAATAAGTATTTAATTGACCAAATGTATTTCCTTTTGCATCATTAACTGGTTTTGACGGCAGAATATATCCTCCACTATTACCATATCCCCCATTAATTGCTGTCCATGATGTGCTCCATATTGGTGTTGATGTCGAAGATGCATATAAATATTGAGATAATGTGCTGTCTGTGTTTGATAAATTCCCTGCTGATGTGCTTAATTCTGATATAGTATTTCCACAAGTAATACCCAATCTATCATACATACTAAAACTTGAATGTTCAAATTCAAAATCTCTTATATTAATTAATATTTTATTACCTGCACCTGCGTCAAAGGTTGCGTGTCTTGTATGCGATGTGCTATAATCGTTAGCAAGTCCCCCATCGTCCGTAAATAGTTTTGCCCCATTTCCCAAAACCATAGGACTCACATTATTTGCAATATCAAAATCAGATACAAGATTTACCATTCCATCAGCAGTAGAATTATAATTTATAAAAGATGCTGGGACTGCCGGAACTTCTGGCGTAAATATTGGGTCTTGAGGTATTGCTTCTGTATATGCTGGGACTGCCGGAATTGCTGGAACTGCTGGAACTAATATTGATGTTGTTTGCGATTCGATGTTTGAAATCGGCAAACCACTTGCCGATTCGATTTCTCGTAAATATGTAGTTTCTTTTGCATTATCTAATGCCTCTTGCGTTGCTAAAAGATTATTACCAGGCATTCCACCCCATTGTTTTCCATATGATTGTGCTAAATAATTTTTTCCACTTGTAAAATTTGCTGGAGTTACTTTTACGCAACCTCCATTTTTTATTGGTATTATATCGGTTATTATATTTCTATATTGTGCATTAGCACTATTTTTCATTAATACATTTTGCGGAACTACACCAGGAGTTCCCGGGTCTGCAACAGGAATAGTAACTTTTGCATCATAAAACCCTGTTCTATTATAAAAAGGTATTACATTTGATGCTGGTTTTCTTTGTCCAGGATTTTCTATTGAATTTAATAATAAATCACTTGCTTGATGAATATTTGTCCCTATTCCTGTTATTGTTTCATTTAATCTTTCATTAATTATTGCTGTTACAGAATTTACATCTTGCAATAATTCTTCTAATGTTACATATACAAATGCCGTCATCGGTTCAGCAAGAGGCATTTGTTCCGCATTCATACCCAATCTACCAGACCCAAAATGGTCATTACGCATGAAAATATAAGGGTCATTATTACATTCTTTTTGAATATTTGCATTTCTATATCCAAATTGAGCACCTAATGGTTTTGTTCCATATTCTCCCGCATCTGCAGTATATTTTGTAAATGGTGGAGGATTTGGATTAAATTCTGTTTCTGGAAATAATGCTAAATCGTCATCTTGACCGCCTTGAGGTTTTCGAGTATTTCTACTATATAAAAATAATGCATTGTTACCTCTCATATATCCTTTTCCCTTATACGCACCATCAGTTCGAGGTATATCAGATAAATCTAAATTATCATAATTTATTAATCCTTCTTGACTTGAACCGGATTTTACATCTAATTTTGGATTAACAAATCCAACTCCGGTTGGATTATCGTTATAAAGTCCTCCAACATAACATGCACAATCTCCACATTCAAAATCAAACTTTCTTCCGTTTTGTCCCAAATATCCCGGTTGATTTAAATTGTTAAATTTTATTTCCAATACTTTTATCTCAAATAGTGGATTACCTAATCCTTCTACTCCGTAAATACCACCCTCATCAATTTGACCTAACCAATCAATTTCTAATACTTGTCCGGGATTATTTACTGGGTCTGCATTATTATTTATAAATACATGATTACCAGGATAAAATATATTTTGATAATTTCTTCCATTTCTTCCTCCCAATATTCCATTATCATAATCAGTGTGTAAATTTGGTATGAAAGTAGGTGGTGTAACTTGATTGTAAATATTATATGGTTGTATTCTTATTGCACTTACTCTACCCAGTGCTCCTTGTGCAAAGGGAACATCTGGACTTGACCAATTAAAAGTTCCGGGTGGATTTTCTATTTCAAATTGGTAAATTCCATAGGCAAATCCTGCAGGGTCTGCATTTGCTACTCCCGGTGCATATAATCTCGAACTAAAATATGCTCTTGCCCCAAGTGTTTCCCATTCCGCATTCCAACCTAATGCTTGTGGGTATATATATCCATTTCCCATATTTATTTCTCTATAATTATTTATCTGATTGGTAACTTGGTTTGCAGGTATTCTTGAACATAAATTTGTAGGTGTTACTAAATTATGATATTGTCCAGAAGTTCCTGAACCATTTATTCCTCCGTAAGGGTGTATTAATGGAAGTCCTACAGAATAAGTATTATTGTTATTCATGTAAAAAAATACTTCTAATAATACTTTTGTATCACAATAACCTTTTGTTTGACCATTTACTACAACATCTTGTCCGCTAAATTCTATAGTTGGAGCAGATGTCCCACTGCCCCGAATGTTTGCAACCACTAATTCGACACTGATGCGGTCACCGGTCTTAATATTAAAATCCGTTTCATTGCTCCAACTCCCATTTGTATCATCATCATCATTTATATTAATCGCCGAATTCTCTCGGGAACACTCGATTAGATATGTTTCTGTTCCTTGAAAAGTAGTCATTTAGTATAATAGTATATTATTATTATTATATTAAAACTATGGTCTAAATATCTTTTTGGAGAGAATTATTGTCCAGACATGAAAATGTTACCCGATTTAATCATCATCATTCGCTCAACCTCTGCCCATATAAGCACTCGTAATTGACCAACATCTTCTGGTGAGCGTGTTCTATTGATGGTTACAATTACAGGTTGTCTTCCAATTTGTGTTCCATTACCAACATAATTCATACCAGCATCTTTTGAAAGATTTACACCAATATAATTTAAAGAAAAATTTAATTCACTTTGTGGAATTCCATGCATAAAATAAGTATCATCGAATGCTCTTTGATTTGCATCTAACAAAAAACCACCTGCACCTGATGTTTGACCATCAGCACTAAAAAGACCTCTATTTACTTTAAGGGGGACATCTTCGATTTGAGAAAATTCATTATATAATTTTGATGTAGTATTTAATGCCGATGGGAATATATTTTCATTATTAATTCCAATTTGGAGAGTAGTTCCAACATTCGATGCTTTACTTAAATAATTTCCTAAAAGTGCATTTGCTGGTGCCGTTGGGACTGCTCCAAAATTAGGAGATGTTGGTGTTGCGATTAAAATATTACGAACAATTTGATGGTCTAAAGCAAGAAGAACGGATAAAGGTTGTTCTGCACTTTGACCTACTGCTACTGCTTTTGCTGGTAATGTAGATATAACATTAATATAATCCGTCATTACAAGAGATACGCCTTTTTCCAATTCTTGCTGAATTCTCAACATAGGTGATGGGACACCAACTTGGTCTTCGTAATAAATTAAATCTGTTGATAATTTACATGATGATTGGATAATATTATTGCCGGTTGTAAAAGGCACAGCACCACCTCCCGCAGATGTATCACCAGTAACACATCGATTACCCGCCAAATCTTGAGAGAAATGGAAAACAAATCTAACTCTTTCTTTCAAAGCAAAAAGTGGAAGAGGGATTTGACTTAAAACTGGGAAAATTTCTTTAAGTTTTATTGTCCAGAAAGGCGACTCTGCTTCTGTTGCTTTAGTTCTAAATTGGTCTAATCTATTAGTTTCAGTTGCAGTAGTTTGAACAAGACCTTTAATTCCTTGACTTGCTTTAGTTCCTGCAGTTGTTATTGTATCTAATGAATTTAACGCCATTTTACCCCATGCATTTGCACCAGTTCCTTTGCGAGTTTTCATTCCACTAAATGACCCTAAATAAACATTATGAGTTTGGTCCCGAATATCTTGGTCAATAAGACAATTTTTCATTTGCATTAAATGAGGGCAATTTTCAACTGAATTAATTAATGTTGTTCCAAAAAACATTTCCACTCTATCCAAACAACCTAAAATACCCGCCATTAAAGGCAAATCATTTCTTACATTATTATCTGTTCCAGTTGTAGTAAGTTGTAATTGAAGGGCAATATCGTCAGATAAAATACCTTCTTGTGGAAGTTCAAAAGTGCATTGAGATTGACTAAAAGAGCGTGGTTCGATTAATCGAGTTTCCACTCTTTGAGATTGACTCTCTGCTTGAGAAATTCCTACCATTTGTGCTAAATCACTTTTTACCATTTATATAATACTAAAATATATTAATATTTAATATTATTTTTAAATACAGGGTATCTATTTAACTAATTGACGATGGAAACCATGCCTCTATCATCATAGTTTATAACCGACCTGTAAAGAAAGAATGTGTAACTACTCATAGGACTGGACCCGTCCAATTTTGAAATGATTCTCGTGGCGAATGATTGTTGTTTGAAATTTGCCGTATTACCAACTCCAAGCATATCGCCAACTCGCATACCAATACCATAAACATTTTGGAAACCATTTTCCGTTGTATTAATATCTAAACCGGTTACACATTCATGCTGTTCATCACCATTTGCTGTTGGTAAATTTTCAGTGTTTTGACCTGCTAATTGGTCTGTTGCACTCGATGTTCGAGGTCTAATCGCCATAGCATAGTAATATTGACGCTGGGCATCATACGAAGATTTTGCATATTGGTCTGCTACTGATGTATCTGTGTCGATTACTTCGTTCTCATCAATTTGGAACTGAAGTGGAAAGAGGATTCCTCCTCGAAGAAAACTGATTTTTTGGATTGGTGCAACTAAATCATAAATTTCTGGATTTACTATTGGTTGGGAACGATTTAATAGAGGAGTTGTTCTCATGGCGTCTTGTCCATAATTTGCAATATGAGGTGTAGGCAAGAAATTCGTAAATGTCGAAACAACTGCAGAAAGTGCAGGATTAATTTGCTGTGTTTGGTCATTATTGTTAAGAACAGAGTAAAAAGAACTAAATCCTGAAAATGGATAAGATGTAATATTTGGAAGTGCTCCACCTTTGGGCATAGCATATTCTCCCATTAATGAAACATTACTAATTTCATAGTAACTATTAGGTGTTGTAGCAGTTCCTCCATATAATGCTTGAATACTCGATTGGAGTGAAAATTTTAAATTTAAACCACCAATTCCGTTATTCATCGACAAAGGAATATCTGCTCCTTGTAAGAAAATACCCGCCATCAAAGGCATTGCTACACTCATCTTACGATTATTATAACGTCCTTGAACTTGTTCGTTTGCGGATACTCCAAATTCATTACTCAAATATGTCGTGTATTCATTCCACCCGCTCCCAGCAGGTAATAAACTACCTAAAAGGCGACCATAGTGTCTAATGGTTTCTAAATTTTGATTCATAGCATTATTGATTTCCAGTTGCGAAAATAGCGACGCCACCCCTACTCGATTGTTCAAGCGAACTTCGATTTCTCCTGCTCCAGTTTGGTCATTATTATTTGGTTGATTACCGGCACTATCTTTTAATTCTATATCAAAGCATAATTTTAAATTCTTGCTTCGAACGTAATATTCCTGTGGAGCAATCGAAAAGGATAATATGGGATTTCCACTACGATACGAGTAGGTGTCGTTTCCCGAGGTTTGATTGTCTGGTGCGATTTCAAATTTACGAACTGCGGATATATTGGACATCTTTGTATTAACTAAATAAAATAAATTATAATAAATCTCTCCAATTTTTAAATTTTATTCTGTATCATTCAATAAAAATAAATAATACTCTGCATCTGTTCCTGTTAATTCTTCTGGGTCAATTCCATCGAATATTTCCATTGGGTCATCATTTATTTTAATTTCTCCATTTATTTTACATTGTAATTCATTAGTGCTTACTAATCTGATTGTTGCTAAATCCCACGCTATCATAGCAGGACTTTCTATTGGTTGGTATAACATAATCTTGTCGTATAATTCTTTTGGTATTGATTTCCATCTATTAATCATATATTCATGTTATATTATTTTTCACTAATTCTAATTCCAGGAGTATCGATATTTTTTAAGAATTTTATTGGTTCTGGAAAACAATCCATTATTAACATTGCAAAATTAGTTGTATCTGCTTGAGTATCATATTTCTTTTCCCATTCTAAAATTATATTTGGAGAGATTAATTCTAAACCTATGTCTAAATGTCTAATTGTATTTTTAATTTCGTCATATTTTTCATTCATCTTGTAGATATACAAGAAAAGAATTGGAAAAATTTAGTCCAATCGCAACAATTTCTTTTAGGTTTCTTCTGAAATCGATAATAATCGACATTTTGCTGTTGTTGTTTAATACTTTTCATCATTTATATATAGTATTTATTTATATATAAATTCAATTTAAAATTCTACTGCTACAGAACCGGGTGTGATAATACAAGTTCTAATATGATATAACCATGTATTCATTAATTTATTAATTACGTTCTCTCCAGGAGCACTACCATATTCCAAATTTAATCTAATTTCATTAACATTAGCATTGAATGAATGTCCATCTTTTGCTAACTGCCTTGGAACAACTACACAACGAGCATTTTCACAAAGATTTCTTGCACTAACATCTAAACGACTGATTGCTTTTTCCGTTTCATGCAGATGAATAGCGTCCCAACTTAAGCGTTGCGGTGCTAATGTAGAGGCAACTTTTTTTGTATCTACCCTACGATTTGGAGTTAGTCGGTTAGCGATATTGAAAATATAGGAGTCAAGCGAATCGCCTACTGGACGGAGAGTGTCTTCATAAATGCGATTTACTGACCTCATAGGTTCTGCAACTAAAGAACATGCTCTTTGTTCATTTGCTGGGATTAATAATTCACTTCGAGGAATTCCTGCTTGTAGATTTTGACGATATAAATTATACGATGGATAATCGATTCTTACACCTCCACCGCTACTAACCTGTTTCATAAGACCATTCATAGTAGCACCCGATGCTTGAACTACAGAACAAACAAATTCTACATTAGACATTTGAAAACCTGCTTTTAAACTATTAGCATCGACCCAAACTTTCGCACCTACTGCAATAATTGCTGTAGTTGTTACAGAGGCAAAAGTATATCTACATCTACCACCTACTGATGATACTGCGGTAATTGTTCCTAAATTAACAGGAACTGCCGGTGCGGTCTGTTCTGCCCATAAATCTTGTCCAACTTGGTATGCAATGTTACTAAAATCACCTATTGCTTGAATTGTATCTGTTGCGGGTGCTGGGGCAACATCTGTAGTTTGAGTATTTAAATCAATAGATGTAGTAGCACCTATTGGAACTGCAACAGCGTTTGCGAATGTTTGTGGGTCTTGAGAACCAGCAACAGAAAGACCGGAAATTTGACGGATACCAGTATATGTTGCACCTGTCGATGAATAACCTACCTGCGTTAATGCTCTCAATGCTTTTTCTTTTTTTTCACATTGAATGCGAATACGTAATCCAGAAAGTGCGACCACTGGTAATAATTTTGCTCCTTGTCCCAGCAATCCCGACATATATAATGGAACCACACACTCTACTTCCTTGTAGGTAGTTCCTTCGATAGGGTCATGGGTAAAATATTGCGATTTTAAAGAACGACCAACAACTGGGGACATTCCTTCCATCAAAGTTCTCATATTTTCTAAACCTTGCGTTTTTGTATAATGGTAATACATAGCAGTCCAAGTTCCTACATCTTCAAGTTGCTCCAAAAGTTGGGAATTAGCACCATCATATATGGAGATGGTTGATAATATACTGGACCCCGCTCCCATGGGGTCTGGTTGTGCAAGACAATTTGTGCTACCATCGTCTTTTACTTTCAATAAAAATTTAAGATATGAACCTTGACTTGCATTTAAAAGAGGGACTTCTTCTGGTGAAATAAAAATATCGATTGTATCTTGTGCTTCATATACGCTATTTCTGTCTGTTAAAATAGATTTACTTAATGTTGGAACACTCATTTATATAATACTAATATAAAAAATATTTATTTTAATTTTTAAATAAATATTTTGTTATGCTTCTAATGGAGCAACTACTCTTCCTCCTAAATCAAGTGTGGGTTGTGAAACTTGGGGTAATGCCTTTTTTCTTAAAGTTTCTTCTACTCCTGCTTCGCTAAACGATTGAACTGCTCCGTATGCACCTGCTCCAACACTTGCAACTTCTGTGATTGCCCCCAATCCTTCTAATAATGCACCTAATGGGGCAAATATACCACTTGCTAAAAGAGCATCACCAATACCCATTTCACCATCACCTAATGCATCTCCCAATCCACTACCTCCTTCTTCTTCTGCTGTTGAAATACCACTTGCACCTTCATTGGATATTGTTTTTGGAACATCTGGTGGAGCATATTGTGATATTGTCCCTCTATCTTCTCCTATATCTTGATAATCTCCTTCTCCTGGACCTGATGTAGGTTTTTTAAAATCAGTCATTTCTTTTGTTTCTCCAGCAAATTTACCTTCAGGTTCTGTATAAGGTTGTGGTCTTGTTCTTTTAAATCTTTCTTCAAGACCCATATTTCCAATACCGGTTCTATCATTTTCGAAACCAGCATCTAAAGGTCTTGTTGTTGAAAATCTTGGTTCTTCATGTGCATCGAATAATGATGGTTCTCCAGTTCCTAATTTTTCTGTAGCGTTTGGAAGTCCATTTTCATCTACATCTTCAAATCTTGGATTGGAAGACGGATTTACTGGTCTTGTTGCTGTAGGTTCTCCTGTTACATTATCATCTCCCCCCGGAGCATCTCGTCCATACGGGTCTGGGTTATCTCCCAAATCATCAGCACTTACTCTTGGTCTTCTCATTTCTTCTCCATCTACCCCTGTTTTTGATTTTATCGCTTGTTCTTTAATTTTTTGCATAGGGTTAAATCTACTCATTGCATCACCTTCTTTTGTTTCACCAGCAAATTTTGTTTCACCGGTTCTTAAATTATCCAATCTGTCTGATTGTTCATTAAATGCATCATTAAGTGTATCTCTTGCACCTCCTAATTTTTGTCTTACACTTGATACAGCATCTTGCCCTTGATTAAGTGCTGTTTTTATTGCTCCTTTTGCATCTCGTAATTTTCCTGGTGCTCCCTTAACAAAATTTACTAAATCTCCTGCTCGTTTTCCAACTGCTTTTAAACCTTCTACAGCAACTGGAATTTCAAGACCCAATTTCGCCATTTCACCATACTTCTCCACTTCTGCTTGAATACCTGCTAATGCATTATTTCTTTGTCTAATACCATTTGCTCTTAAAGCATCTAAATTGTTTGAATAACTTTGCACATTATCTCGAATCGCATCGTCAAAACCAGTAATACTCATTTATATATTGACTAATATAATAAATTTAAAAAACCTTTTCCGTAAAATTTAAAAATGCTTCCGGAGGTGTGCTATCTAAACGAAAATATATCCATGAATATGGTTCTTTCCTTGCATTCTCCATAATACTATCGAATTGTCCTCCAAATGTGTCGTCCAAATCATATTTTAAAGATTCTAATTCTTTCTTATTCTTTATCATTCCTGATACTAATAATCCTGTGCAATTTGCTCTAATAATAGGCACTAAATCTAAATATTTTTGCGTAGAGTATAAGTATAAGCAGGAATCTCCTTTATTTACGAAATGTCGAAAACGAGAACATAATCTCAATACAGCACCACCATTTCTGCCGTGACGATTAAATTCTCCATAACAATCATCAACAATTAAAGCATATGAAGTATCACTATCTCCATCTTCTTTTTTTTGCATTTGCATACTAATTAAATCGGTAATAATTTTATCATCATATCTATCATAACAAGTATCTTTCCACTTTTTAGCAGTAAATCTTGAAGTCGAGTCATTCCAGATTGTGGGCGAAATCACAGAAACCGATGAAAAGAAATTCTTTTTTTCATCATCTCCCCCGTAAAAATTGGGGTTATGGAGAAAATTGTTCCACAACGTGCCCTTACCCATGCGAACTCCTCCGACCAATGCTAATAATTGACCCTTATAAACATTTGGAATGTTAGGGTGTAATTCTTTTTGCGGTTTCATTTCGTTTTCTTCTGGAATAACGGGTAATATTGTTAAATCATTTGTCGCCATTTATATAATACGGGTATTTTAATTTTATTAAATTCTCTCTAATATATAAAATGAATGACTATGAAAACCAAGTGCTAACTGATTTTAAAGTTTTTTGTCCAAAAGAAGTTGTTGCAAAATATAATCATAAACATCAGAACCAAAAAAATTGGACAAGATTCTATTATTATAAAGATAAAAAACGGCATATTGTGGGCAAAGATAATCTTGAATATGATTATGAGGTATCATCTACCCTTGCTTATAATAAAAATGTATTCTATAAAATGACTACCATGAGCAATCAGGATACATTTTTTGATTATTATTTTAAATTAAAAAATGATTTGCCTAAAATTGTTGTAAAAAAATCAAACAGAAAAGGTAAAAGTGATAGAACTAAAAATGTTAATGAAAAAATTAAAAAAGAAATCGATTATGAAATGAGTAGTGATGGTAAATTTATATGCAGATTTAATTGATTTAGTAGTTTTTAAAAAATCGTTCTACTTTCGTATATTGTTCAGGTCTTTTAAAATTATTTATTAAATTCAAGAAATATTTTATTTCTTGAGTTTTTATTTTCTTTTTTTGTTTTGTTTTCTTTTTGGGCATTATTATATATATATGGAAAC